CTAGGCTGAAGAGCTTGTATTACGTGGGTGCGGGCACTGCGGGGTCTATTAAGTTCAACTTAAATAGCAGCTCTGGCACATTGCTTCTACAGATTGATACTCCGGTTTCATCTACTTCATTTTCGGATAGTGTGACTATTCCTGAGTTGGGTATTCTTACTCAGCGCAGCAACTCTACCGATTTTGCAGTTATGACTTTAGACCAAGTGTCTAACGTGACGGTGTTCTGTGGCTAAACCCGTAGACAAGAAGAAAATGGCTTGTAACAAGCCGCGTCGTACTCCTTCTCACCCTAAAAAGTCCCACATTGTGAAGGCTTGTGAGGGCGGGAAGGAGAAGATCATTCGTTTTGGGCAGCAGGGTAAAAAGGTCGGAACCGTTTCGGGTACGGCTGGAAAGCCCAAGAAAGGCGAGTCCGCACGGATGAAGGCGAAGCGCAAGTCATTTAAGGCCCGCCACGGCAAGAATATTGCCAAAGGCAAGATGAGCGCAGCTTATTGGGCCGATAAGGTTAAGTGGTAGTGCCTAGCAAGTCTAAGGCACAGCACAATTTCATGGCGGCGGTGGCTAATAACCCCCAGTTCGCTAGACGTGCCGGTGTCCCACAGAGCGTGGGGCGTGAGTACATGAAGGCCGACAGAGGCCGTTCATTCAACGAAGGAGGTGATCTAGTGTCTAATTGCGGTACCAAACGCATGAAAAAGGGCGGAAGGCCCGGTTATCACCGTATGCCAGACGGCACCATGATGAAAGACTCTGAGCATAAGGGCTATAAGTCTGGTGGTAAGTTGCAAATGGTAACTAACGACGAAGGCGAAAGAGTTCCTTTCTATGCTGCTGATGGTAAAGGTGCTATGGCCTACGGCGGTAAAGTTAAAGGCATGAAAAGAGGCGGGGGCGTCCGGGGTGACGGTATCTGCCAACGTGGTAGAACACGAGGCACAATGCGGTGAGGAAATGCAGAGGTATGGGTGCAATAAAGCCCATAGCCTTCAATAAAGGTGGATCAGTTAAAGACGAGTGTTACCGTAAGGTGAAGGCTCGGTACAAAGTGTTCCCCTCTGCTTATGCTTCTGGTGCCATAGCTAAGTGCCGTAAAGTCGGTGCCAAGAACTGGGGTAATAAGTCCAGTGGCCGTTCGTAAGACGAAAAAAGGCGCAGCGTTAAAACGCTGGTTTAAGGAAGATTGGAAAGACGTTCGCACGGGAAAAGCCTGCGGGCGCAAAGAAGGTGAAAAGAGGGGCACGCCTTACTGTAGACCCACCAAACGAGTTTCCAGTAAGACCCCTAAAACCTCTGGTGAGATGACTAAATCCGAGAAACGATCTCGGATAGCCCAGAAGAAACGGCTAGGTCAACCAGCAGGAGCGCCTAAGAGAGTCCAATCTTTGAAACGTAAGAAGAAGGTGGCGAAGAAAAAATAGATGGCTACTTCCGGTACAGCAACATTCAACATGGACTTCACGGAGATCGCTGAAGAAGCGTGGGAACGTGCGGGCCGTGAAATGCGTTCGGGCTATGACTTGCGTACTGCGCGTCGGTCTATGAACCTCCTTACTATTGAGTGGCAGAACCGTGGCATTAATATGTGGACGATTGAGGAAGGCGCTGTCAACCTCACTGAAGGAACTGCGACGTATAACCTACCGGCGGATACCATTGATTTGCTTGAGCATGTTGTACGTACTGGTAGCGGTAATGTGTCTACTCAGTCTGATCTCAACATATCTCGCATAAGTGTTTCTACTTACGCCAGTATACCCAACAAGCTTTCACAGGGACGACCAATACAGATATACGTGGACAGGGGGCAAGCAAACCCATCCGTTACCGTGTGGCCTGTACCTGATGCGTCTAGCACTTACGTTTTGAAGTATTGGCGAATGCGCCGTATTGAAGATGCGGGTAGTGGCGTAGAAACGCCGGATGTGAACTTTAGATTTTTACCTTGCTTAGTCGCGGGGCTTGCATACTACATAGCACAAAAAGACCCAGAGTTAATGTCTCGTGTCCCAATGCTGCAAACAGAATACGAAAGGCAGTTTGATTTAGCGGCGCAAGAGGATAGAGAGAAAGCTACGCTTAGCTTAGTACCTCGTATTTATGGGGTTAGATAGAGATGGCCCATAAATATGCGTCGGGTCAAAAAGCTATCGCAATATGTGATATTTGCGGATTTCAGTACAGGCTTAGAGAACTTAAACAACTTATACGAAAGAACAACAAAACGAATTTAAAAGCGTGTCCAGAATGCTGGAATCCTGACCAGCCGCAGAATAGGTTAGGTGAGTTTCCAGTAGATGATCCGCAAGCTATACGTGACCCAAGACCAGACTTCGCGGAGCTTCCGGCTAGTAGGGCACATATACAACCAGCCGACGCAAACAACATGAGTGCGTTTGGACAGATAGGCGAAGTAACGATTTCAATCACGTAGAGGTTTGAAAATGAAAAGAGAAAGCAAGAAGGCACCAAAGGTTATTGAGTTCCCGAATCAACCTACGGTTTATAAGTCTGAGTGTTGTAACCAACCCATTGACGTTAAAACTAGTGGTATCAAGATGCGTGGTGCGGGTGCAGCTACTAAAGGCACAATGGCACGGGGGCCAATGGCGTAGTGAACTACACCGAATTAAAAGCGAATGTAGAAGATATCTGCGAACAGACGTTCACGGCAGATCAACATGCTATGTTTGCAGAACAAGCCGAACAGAAAATCTATACTAGTGTAGACCTACCCGCATTGCGTAAAAATCAGACGGGCACTCTGACTTCTGGAAACAAGTATCTGACAATGCCGACAGGCATGCTTTATGTGTACTCATTAGCAGTTATTGATGGTAGCGGCGATTACGAATATTTACTAAACAAAGACGTGAATTTTATTCGTGAAGCCTATCCGGGGCCTAGTTCTACCGGTCAACCTAAGCACTATGCGATATTTGATCAGACTAGTTTGATTGTCGGGCCTACACCTGATACGGGTTATTCTGTCGAAATGCACTTCAGCTACTACCCAGAGTCTATTGTTACTGCGGGAACTACTTGGCTCGGCGATGAATTTGATTCTGCGTTGTTGAACGGTGCTCTGGTTGAAGCGATACGCTTCCAGAAAGGCGAACCTGACATGGTAGCCCTGTACGAAAAACTTTACGTACAAGCTCTTACGTTATTAATTAGAATGGGTGACGGTAAACTACGTAGCGATGCTTACCGCTCCGGACAGGTTAGGAGAGAAGTCGCTTGATCGGTTCAGAAAGTGTAGTAAAGGTAGGCAACGTCACAGTAAAGACAGTCTCCAACAGAGGGTTTACCCCAGAAGAGCTGGCTGAACAGGCGCTAGACAAGATTATTTATGTAGGAGGCAACTGCCATCCGGCCATACAGGAGCAGGCAGAGGCTTTCAAAAACCAAATTCGTGGTGTGTTAGTGGAAAGCATGAAACAAGCTATACGATCTGACCGCACTACTTTGGCAAACCAATTCCGCGCCGTTGGGCACCCGGAACTTGTAAAACTACTGGAGAGCTAATAATGGCTATTACCGTAACCACAGCGATGCCCACCAGCTTCAAAGTTGAGCTGTTAAAAGGGCTGCATGACCTGCAAAACGGCGCTGATGTTTTGAAGATTGCTCTGTTGAAGGCAACTGCTTCAGGCACAGGCACCTACGGAGCTGCAAGCACTAACTATTCTGACATTACTGGCAACAGTGACGAGACTACAGGAACAGGTTATAGCGCAGGTGGTAACACTCTGACTAATGTAGACCCCGTTGCTGACGGCACCACTGCGGTCTGTGATTTCGCTGACACTACTTGGTCAAGCGCGTCTTTTACTACCTGTGGCGCAATGATCTACAACACCAACAACTCTAACTCTGCGTGTGCGGTATTGAGCTTTGGTGGAGATCAGACCGTTAGTTCTGGTGACTTCCAGATTCAGTTCCCTGCTCCTGCGGCTGCTACTGCGATTATTCGCATCGCCTGATAGGACTGCCTCATGGCTTATTCAGGGCCAACAAGCGGCTTTGGTGAAAGAAGCTGGGGCAGTAACGGATGGGGTGGTTATGGAACCGTCCTAGACCTCGGGGCGACTTGGGGTAATAACGGCTGGGGCGAAGGTGCTTGGGGAGACAACGGTAATGTCTCTGTACAAGGCACTGGAGCAGTAGGAACAGTCTCTATCGCTGTATCGGAAAACATCATTCCGGTCGGTGTAGAAGGCACAGGTGCAATAGGCACCGTCGCAATAAACGTCGGAGACTCCGTAGTTGTAGATGGAGTTGAAGGCACCGGCGCTGTAGGTACCGTAGTAACGAACTACAGCAGTGTCCAGATACCCACAGGGGTGCAGGGCACAGGCCAGATGGGTGGCTTTGTTGTCGTAGTTGATGACATCGTAATCCCAGTAGGCGTTGAAGGAACCGGTGCGGTCGGTACAGTTGGTGTATTTATTGCCGACATTGTTGTACCAGACGGTGTAAGTGCTACAGGTTCTGTAGGAGACGTAACAACTCAGGTGACCTTTGCGGTCTCTGGGGTAAGCGGAACCGGAGAGCTTGGCGACGAAGGCGATACTGTAGTCCCTGTATTCAACGGGGTCGCAGCAACCGGAGCCATAGGCACGGCAATACCAGCCTACAACTGGACTGTTTACCCAACAGGAGTAAGCGGAACAGGTGCGATAGGTGAAGACGGCGCTACCGTAGTTCCAGTAATATCTGGGGTAGCAGCAACCGGTGCAATAGGCACCGTAGCGATTTCGGTAGATGATTCAATTATCCCCACGGGGGTAAGCGGGACAGGTGCAGTAGGTGACGTAAGTTTCTTTATATGGACTACAATAGACGATAGCCAAACACCTAACTGGACAGACGTAACAGATACACAGACGCCCGGATGGGTGGATATAGATAAAGCCGCCTAGGAGCTGACAAATGGCTACTTATGTAAACAATCTAAGACTCAAAGAAATTACCACGGGTGACGAAGACGGCACTTGGGGTACGAGTACAAACACTAACCTTGAGCTAATCACTGACGGTTTTAGCTACGGCACAAAGCAGTTAGCAGCAGATGCTAACGAAACTTTCACGATGCCTGATGGCACTGCTGATGACAGCCGTTCTTTCTACCTGAAGATTACTTCCGCCGTATCTCTTACAGCTACCAGAGAAGTGACGCTGGGGCCAAACACTGTATCTAAAGTATGGATGATCGAGAACGCTACTACCGGTAGCCAGATTATCACCATCAAACAGGGTTCAGGGGCGACCGTAGACGTAGCCAACGGCTCAAAAGTCATGGTGGTTACAGACGGTGCAGGTGCAGGGGCTGCGGTTTTTAACGCCAACCCAACGGAAGTTGGAGGCACAGTCACCAGCGTAAGCGGTACGGGTACAGTTAACGGTATAAGCCTGTCAGGCACAGTGACTAGCTCAGGCAACATTACTCTGGGCGGTACACTGGCTAACGTAGACTTAACCTCTCAGATTACAGGCGTATTGCCTTACGCCAACGGTGGTACAGGGCTTTCTACTCTTGGCACTGCTGGTCAAGCATTAGTTGTAAACTCTGGCGGTACTGCGCTGGAGTATGGTTCGGCGGGTATTTCTGCTGGTACGAGCATTGCCTTGGCAATGGTTATGGGATTCTAAGGAGATAAATAATGGCTGCTCCCAACATAGTAAACGTCACTACCATTACAGGTAAAACGGCGTATGCGACACCAGCTAACACGACTGAGAATGTCCTGCTGGCTAACGCTGCTTCTAGTGGCAAGGTGTTTAAGATTAACCAGATCGTTGTATCTAATATAGATGGCACAAACGCTGTTGATGCAACCGTGGCTTACAATACTGCTGATGGCGGTACGGCTGATGGTGGCACTAACTACGCGATAGCTTCGACTATCTCTGTGCCAGCAGATGCTTCTTTGATCGTGGCAGATAAAACAACTGCTATTTATCTTGAAGAAGATCGGTCTATTACTATTACAAGTGGCACGGCAAGCAAGCTGGCTTATACCATTAGTTACGAAGAGATCAGTTAAGAGGTCTAGCTAATGCCCATTAGTGACAGAAAAGGCGGTTATGTTCGCCCCGGTTATGATCCGCTAATTGTTGCGGATGCGCCTACTATTGGTACTTTAAGTAATAATGGAGCTACTTCACTGTCTTTAGCTTTTACAGCGCCAACTAATGTTGGTGGTGGTGCTATTACTAGTTATACCGCTATAGCTACCGATAGCTCTAGTGGGGCTACTTTTGCTGGAACAGGTTCTGCTTCACCCATAACTATAACTGGTCTAACAACCGGCAATACTTACACGGCACAAGTTATAGCTATTAATGCGTATGGGCCAAGCCGACCAAGCTCTGCCAGTAATAGTGCTGTTCCTGCTGTAATACCGGGTCAGCAAGCATACACGACTTCTGGAAGCTATTCTTGGGTAGCTCCTGCGGATGTAACAAGTATTTCTGTTGTAGCTATTGGTGGTGGCGGATATATGAACGGCAGTGGTTATGGTGGCGGCGGTGGCGGTCTTGGTTATAAAAATAACATAACCGTTGTTCCGGGCAGTAGCTACACAGTAGAAGTTGGTAGCGCATCGGGAACATCTTATTTTATAAGCACTGGCACTGTAAGAGGTGGTGGAGCCAGTTCTAATACTGCTGGAACCTATACTGGTGATGGTGGAGGAAATGGAGGGTCCGGCGGAAATGCTGGGAGTAACTATAGCGCCGGCGGTGGCGGAGCCGGAGGATATAGTGGTAGTGGAGGAAGTGGAGGCAACTTTAGTGCAGGAGGAAACCCCGGTTCTGGCGGCGGTGGCGGCGGTGGCGGCGCGTCAAACACCATATACTTGGGTGGCGGCGGTGGCGGCGGTGTAGGTATTCTTGGTGAAGGTACTAGTGGTACTGGTGGCAGTGCGGGAGCAGGAACTCAAGGAAGCCCCGGCACAGGAGGCTCAAGTGGTACAGACGGAACAGCGGGGTCAGGAAACAATGGTGGTAATGGAGGCACTTACGGTGGTGGTTCCGGCGGTGGCGGCGGATTTAGTGGTACACCCGCATCAGGTGCTGTAAGAATTATTTGGCCCGGAGATACTCGTTATTTTCCTTCTACTAATACGGCAGATGAGTGATGGAACTTTTTATTCGTATAGCTAATGGTCAGCCTTTTGAGCATCCGATTGCAAAAGATAACTTTAGACAGGCTTTTCCTCATATAGACCCTGATAATCTGCCTAGTAATTTTGCAAGATTTACTCGTGTAATACAGTCAGAGTTAGGCGTATATCAAGTTTACGAAGGCTGTACATACGAATGGGACGGCGACATTGTAAAAGACGTACATCAAGTTCGTGCTATGACAGAAGAAGAAAAGACCACCAAGCAGAATGAAGCCAAAGCACTGTGGGCAGAAAATGGATACGCTTCTTGGGTCTTTAATGAAGAGACTTGTTCGTTTGATCCTCCGACACCTTACCCAGATGACGGAAACTCTTATAGCTGGGACGAAGAAACAACATCTTGGGTGGAGGTAACTGATGCCTAATTATTCCGGTAAGTGGACTCCAAGTCAGATACTGCAAGCCAGAGGTCAAGACCTGTGGCCTATCAACGGCCCGTTCTTTTATGTAGATGATGTGTTCTCTACTTATGTGTATACGGGCGATTCAGGTACTCAATCTATAAGTAATGGTATAGACCTCGATGGTGAAGGCGGTCTTGTTTGGATTAAAGGAAGAACCGCCGCGTATGACCACTCTTTGTTTGATACAGAACGTGGCGCAACAAAGGAAATATACAGCAACAAAACTGATGCCGAGCAGACGAACTCAGATACTGTTACGTCATTTAATTCAGACGGATTTAGCATTGGAGCTGATCCGTTAGTTAATACTAATCTTGAAGACTACGTTTCTTGGTCATTCCGCAAACAAGCAGGATTCTTTGATGTAGTTACTTATAACACTGTTGATGCTGGTTGGAGCAATACATTTAATCATAATTTAGGCTCAACTCCTGCCTGCATTATTTTTAAAAGAACAAACTTTAGCGCAGATTGGTGTGTTTATCATAAAGACTTAACAACTGGAAAATTTTTACGTTTGAACTCAACAATAGCAGAAAATACTGAAGGTTTTACAGTAACTGCTAATTCAACATCTGTGACATTTTCTGGAACCGCTGATGCGAAGGTTAATGGCTCCAACTCATACTACGTCGCCTACCTATTCGCCCACGATGACCAAAGATTCGGTGATAACCAGAATGAGTCTATTATTAAGTGTGGGAGTTATACAGGTAATGGAACAGTTGCCAATGCAACAACAGAACAGCCCGGCCCAGAAATTGATCTAGGTTGGGAGCCTCAATGGGTGATGATAAAAAGAACTGATTCAACTTCGGATTGGTTTATTTTTGACAATATGAGAGGTTTTTCTGTTGACTATACTGGGCAAGATAAAAACTATCTTAGAGCTAATGGAAGTACCGTTGAATCCGCTTTAAGTAGTAGTTTTGCTTATCTCAGGTTAACTAGTACAGGATTCAAAATAACCGCCGGTACGGGTTCGTTTTTTAACGAGAATGGCGGTGAATATATTTATGTGGCTATTCGTCGCCCGATGAAGCCTATAACAACTAACACAGAACTTTTTAATCCCATAGCAGTCACTACAACAACACCCACTCAAACGTATAGTGTCGGTTTCCCTGCTGATCTTTTCCTGCAAGGTTTTAGAACTTTAGGGATTAGCGCAAGAACCAATAGCCGAATAACGGGATCAGAACCTTATCTACAAACGGCAAGCAATGCGGCCGAGCAATCAGGGTTTGGTGGAGAATGGGATTTACAAGACGATTATGCTCAAAGCTCTGGAGTTTCAACGACTGCTATTTCTTATTTCTTCAGACGCGCTCCGGGTTTTATGGACGCTGTTGGGTATAGGGGTAACGCGACTGCTGGAACAACATATTCGCATAGTTTAACTGTTGCGCCTGAGTTAATGATTGTTAAACGCAGAGATGGCAATGGTGGATGGCAAGTGTATTCATCTGCTCTCGGGGCTACCAAATATTTGGTGCTTGATGAAAATTATGCAGAAGGAACGTCTAGCAACCAGTGGAATGACACTGCTCCAACAGCTTCTGTATTTACATTGGGTAATATAGATACCAATGAATCAGGGGTTTACTATGTAGCCTACCTCTTCGCCACACTAGCAGGAGTAAGCAAGGTAGGTAGTTATACGGGTACGGGAAGCCCTATAACGGTCGATTGCGGCTTCACTTCTGGTGCTAGGTTCATCCTAATCAAACGCACTGATTCAACAGGCGATTGGTATTATTTTGACACGGCGAGAGGGATTAACGCTGGCGCAGACCCCTATCTGAGTTTAAACACCACAGACGTCGAATCAAGTACAGATGCAATAGATACAGACTCAAGTGGCTTTATAGTTAACGCTGCTGGCGGTGGTCTTAATACTAGTGGCGGCGAATACATCTTCTTAGCGATAGCGTAGGTTACATATGTCTATTAAAGATTACGAAGGCGGGATAATCACAAAGAATCCTACGACTCCCACAGGGCCGTTTCAAACTGGTGCTGCCTCTGGCGTTTGGACGATGGATCAAGCCGCTGAATACACCAAGCAAGGTGTGTGGCCTACTGCTGGTAATGTACCTCCTTATGTAGAGGATGTCTTCTCGACTTATTTGTATGACGGTAACGGTTCGTCAGTAACGGTAAATAACGGTATAGATTTGTCTGGTGAGGGCGGAATGGTCTGGGTAAAAAACAGAACATCTACTCCAGCACACGCAATATATGATACTGAAAGAGGCCCATCAACAGGAACCTCTTCAACTACAAACAAAACCCTTGCGTCTAATTCAACAAGCGCTGAAGGTATTGGGGGCAATGTTGCAGGGATTACTTCATTTAATTCAAATGGGTTTACTACAGCTAGTGACCAAATAAGTCCTTACAATGTTACCGGCCCAAGTACACAAGACTACGTTTCTTGGTCATTCCGCAAACAAGCAGGTTTCTTTGATGTAGTTACTTATACGGGTAACGGGACTGCGGGTAGGACTGTAAGTCATAATCTTGGTTCGGTTCCCGGCTGTATCATAGTAAAAAGAACAGATAGTGCTAATGGATGGGCTGTATATCATAGAGCGATGGATGCTACAGCACCCGAAGATTGGATGATGCGATTAAACGCAACAGATGCAAGATTTGATTTAACTCCATCAAGATGGAATGACACTGCTCCCACTTCTACAGATTTTACTCTTAGCGATAATGACGAAGTAAATGGCTCTGGCGGAACCTACGTAGCCTACCTTTTCGCCCACGATGACCAAAGATTCGGTGATAATGGTGATGAGTCTATTATTAAGTGTGGGACTTATGGGCCGGGTACTGAAACATTAGATGGGCCAGAGGTAACTTTAGGATGGGAGCCGCAGTGGGTATTAGTTAAAGCTTACGACAATACTGGCAATTGGAGTTTGTTTGATAATATGCGCGGCGTAGTTACCAATGGAGATGATAAATATCTTAGACCCAATGGAAGTAACGCTGAATTAACGGCTGAAAGTATTATTTTTACGCCAACTGGATTTAAGATTACATCAATTTTTTCTGAGGTAAATCAATCTGGCATTAACTACATCTACATAGCAATCCGCAGACCTATGAAGACTCCGACAGCGGGTACGGATGTGTATAACGCAGTTCTTGGAAATAGTGGTTCATCAGAACCAAATTTTGTAAGTGGATTTCCAGTAGATTTTTCTTTTTTTAAAAACAAAACGGGAAGCGATACTTTTTCAAGCTCAAGGTTACTATCCACTAAAAGACTAGATTTGAATAGTACAGCCGCTGAAGCGACTGCTACTGCTTATGTATTTGATTATCAAAACGGTTGGAATTCTTTAAATTTTAATACCGATTACGTTGCTTGGATGTTCAAACGCGCCACAGGATTCTTTGATGTGGTGGCTTATACTGGTGATGGAGCAGCTTCTCAAACGCTGAATCATAATTTAGGTGTAACTCCAGACATAATTACAGTTAAAAAAAGAAGCTCTAGCGGATCTCAATGGCCTATTTTGGTTAGGCCCACAGCAGATTCAATGTACTTAAATACTAATAATGCTGGTTTTGGTGCTTATTATTATATAGATAATCCAACTAGTACTACGTTTGATGTCCAAACAGATGGCTCTGCTCCACAGTCAAATCAAAGCGGAGAAACATACATAGCCTACCTCTTCGCCACACTAGCAGGTATTTCTAAAGTAGGAAGCTACACAGGAACCGCCGCAAACCTAGACGTAGACTGCGGATTCACTTCTGGTGCTAGGTTTATTCTTATTAAGCGTACAGACTCTACTGGTGATTGGTACGTCTACGACAGCGTACGAGGAATAGTGTCAGGTAATGACCCATACCTGTTAATAAATACTACGGACGCTGAAGTAACAGGCACAGACTACATTGACCCGCTATCCAGTGGATTTACAGTAACAAGCTCCGCACCAGCAGGATTAAATGCCAGCGGTGGAACTTACATATTTTTAGCTATCGCATAGGAGACAAACGATGCGTATACGAATCAGAGACACCGGACAGGTGATGTACGAGAGCGAGTACAGAAGAGAGTTTGCTCATCTTTTGCCTCCTCCAACTTTGACAGAAGCGTGGATCAATGGCGCTGGTGGCGATGTGGTTTTTGAAGGCCCGGCAGCTACTGGTGGCACGGTTTATCAGCACAGTCAGTATGATGGTGTTGAGCAAAAAGAAGACGGCAAGTGGTACACCAAGTATATCCTCGGCCCTGTCTTCACTGACACCACTGACGAAGATGGCACTGTAACAAGCGCCGCTGATAATCAGGCTGCTTATGAAGCGCGTATGGATGCCAAGCAGGCAGAAAACCAAAGAGCAGAGCGAGACAAAAAACTTGCTGCTTGTGATTGGACGCAACTTGCTGATTCACCTCTCACTGACGAGCAAAAGACTGCTTGGGGTACTTATCGTCAAACTCTTAGAGATGTTCCTGCACAAGATGGTTTTCCTTGGGAGATCACTTGGCCTAGCGAACCTGAGTAAGAAGTATGCGCTGTGATCCACGTCTTTGTTCTGATAATGACTATAGGTGGCGTCGAGGTAGCTAACGATGACTGTCGTGAGGCTATGTGCTTCCGTAGTATCGACACCTGTAACGAGTTCGCCGCAAAACTAAGACAGAGAGGTTCACCCAGTACCTCTGTAGGGATCACAGCGTATTGTAAGCCAATATTGGTAGACCCGACTCAAGACGGGGTGAAAATCTACTAATGGCCGCAGAGATCGTAGCAGCAGTACAGATATGCGCCTCTGCCTACCGCTTTATGAAGACGGCGGTGACTGAGGGTCGGGAGCTGGGTGATATGACCAGAGCTTTAAGTAAGTTCTGGGATGCCCGAGAAGAAGTCAGCATATTGGAGCAGAAAGCCACCAACCCCAGCAAGATAGAAAAGCTGTTTGGTGGCAAGTCTGTTGAGAGTCAGGCTCTGGAGATCACGCTTCAGAAGAAGAAAGCAGAGCAGCTAGAGAAAGAACTGAAAGACCTGTTTTATTGGACGGGCAACGCCAATCTCTGGCATGACATGATTAAAGAGCGGGCTAGGATACGGAATATGCGTATTGCCGAGGCCAAACAGAAAGCACAGTCCCGCGCAGCGATGATCGACATAGCTGCAATATTAGGGACATTTACAGTCATCTTTGTAGTAGTTATGGCAATTACTAGCGTAGCGGTAGAGTGATGGAATATCAGTTGTTGTTTAACATAATTATAGCGGTGGCCGGATTCCTTGGTGGGGTGCTGGTCAATCGTGTGTTTGGCACGTTAGATAAAATAAATGACGAACTTAAACAGATACCTGAGAAATATGTTTCCAAGGATGATTACCGCGAGGACATCCGCGAAATCAAAGAGATGCTGGGTGCTATTTTCAAGCGCCTAGAAGGAAAAGCTGACAAATGAAACTTGATCCCGTACTGCTCAATATGGCCTGTAGCTGGGCTATGAAGGCTTACAATGACAAGAACAAAGACGCTATCAAGGTCGAAAACAAAGTAACGGGAGCCACAGCGTTTGTCATAAAACGCAAGTCTATAGACGTTATTGCTTTCCGAGGCACTCAAAAGAAAGCAAACGACATTCTGACCGACATGCTCGTAGTCCCAGTACCGTATGTTGGAAGACTATGCCACGGTGGGTTCGTAGCCCAGCATGCCTCAATATGGGGCAAAATCAAAAAGCACCTAGACCCCAAGAAACGTACCCTGATAACCGGGCATAGCCTCGGTGGTGCGTTAGCCGAATTATCTGCGGCCAAGCTAAACGGTAAGCACGAGAACATAAACCTCATAACCTTTGGTAAGCCAAACGTGTTTTTCAAAGGTTTCAAGCGCCCAATGAAGCTGGATACTCAGATATCCTGTGTGCAGGGCAGTGATATGGTGGCTAGAGTCCCTCGACTCTGCTATGGCCCCTCTAAATCCCAAGATATGCTGTATTTCAGCAATACTGGCGGGACTTTTATCAACCCAGAAAAAAGTTTTCGCATAGCGGATCGAGGTGGTCTAAAAGACCGAGTTACCGATCATTTTATGGACGGCTACAAAGCATCGTTAACCCGTTTTCTTGAGGAGGAGAACAAATGAGAATCCTAGCTATCGCAATGCTGCTGACCCTATCTAGTTGCACATCTGTACAGGGTGTTATAGATAACAAAGAAATCTACTGCTCGCAGTTTTACAAGGGTATCCGTGCTGTTGGCCGATCTGCTTTGTCTGCGACTGCTGGTGTAGTGGTGCCTGATGTCTGTGACACGATTGACGAGATCGTTGCGGAGGAAAACGCTGACAGCGTAGACAAAAGCGATAGCTGATCTTAGGTTAATCATCCAACTGGTGCTGCTATTCAAATGAAACTAGGCTCTCTGCTGAAATCCCTCGCTCCCACGGTAGCTTCTGCTGCTGGTGGGCCTATGGCCGGTATGGCAATCAAGATGGTTGCCAGTAAGATCGGCGTCCCAGATGCTGGGGTTGAGCAGATCGAGAAGATACTGGAAACGCAGCCAGAGAAGGCGGTGCTTGTAAAGCAGGCAGATACTGACTTCAAAGATCGGATTCGAGAGCTTGAGATTGACCTTGAGTCGTTTAAGACTGAGGTTGAAGACCGAAAGGACGCTAGGCGCGTGTTTGGGGATGACCCGACACCGAAGATATTTGCCGTAATTAGCCTGCTGGGCTTTCTTGCTTATATCTTCATGGTGACCATACAGCCGCCTGACGCCAATGATGACGGGGTGGTGAATCTCGTACTGGGCTACCTTGGGGGCCTTGTTTCTGGTATTAGCGCGTTTTTCTTCGGCGGCAGTAACGGTAAGAAGTAATGGAAAAACTGTTAGAAATGCTTAAGCGCCACGAGGGTGAGGTCAAAACTAATGGCCGTCATGTGGCCTACAAATGCCCCGAAGGATACTGGACTCTGGGAATCGGAAGAAATATAGACCCAGAAAACGGCATTGGGCTATCGGACGAGGAAGTGGATTTTTTGCTTTCTAACGATGTCAGTCGTGTGATTAAGGAGCTAGCCACAGAATACTCGTGGTTTAACGATCTTGATGATGTCCGAAAAGATGCTATGATTGACATTGCATTTAACCTCGGAGCTACGCGTTTACGTGGCTTCCGACGCGCATTAACTGCTATGGAAGCAGGTAATTACAAAGA